CAGAAGCCATTACGAGCAAAGCGTATGGATGAATTATTGCAAGAGGTACCAGACGAATTACAACATAACTATCATCGCAATAGTATGATGATTGATCTCGATCGTGTACCATCGCAAATTAAACATGAAACGTTACAGCAAATGACAGAGCAAAGTAGTAAGACTCGTGCAAAGCTGTTTAACTATTTCATTAAATATAAATTAAAGAATCTTACTGAATGTATTTCGGAGTTTTAAATGCCTAAACTAATCAGCGACATGTTTAAAGAAATAGAGAAGACGACTGGTAGAAAAAATAAGATCGCTAAACTACAAGAATACGAGAATAATAATGCCTTTATGCAGATATTAGAAGCTGTATGTGATATTCGTATTGTCTTTGAACTGCCCGAAGGTAGACCGCCATTTAACGTACCCGACGATATGATCGATAATACTGGTGGTTTATATCAAGAAGTACGAAAGATGTACATCTTTACAAAAAATCAGCGAAGCGCTAACATTCATCAAATTAAGCGTGAACGCGTATTCATCGAGATGCTTGAGAGTATTCATCCCGAAGATGCTAAGCTAATGCTCGGTGTAAAAGAGAAGAAGTTACCATATAAAGGTATTACTTCGAAGTTAGTAGAAGAAGCATTTCCAGGTAGGTTCAAATATGAGTAAGTCCAAACGAGAAAGCAATCATCGTAAAGAAGAACGTAAGTTTGAGGATGGTGATAGTAAAGAATTTATCCATGAATATCGCGAGCACAAAGAAGAAAAATATTTAAAAAATGTTCTTCGTTCGAACGATTTAGAGGCTTTGTTAGAAGTCGAAGATTATAAATAAAACATGCCAATATATACGTATTTAAATTCTGAATCCGGTGAGTTAGAAGAACACGTACATAAAATAGCTGAGATGGACACATTCTTAGCGGCTCATCCTCATTTGACTCGTAAGATCACAACGAATAAAACAAGTATTGTTACTGGCGTCAATCAAAGACCTGACGCTGGCTTTCGTGATGTGTTAAAATCAATCAAAAAGGCTTCTGGGAGGGGCAATACAATAGAAACATTCTAACCCGTAAGTATAACAACAAAAAAAGAGTAGGTTATATGGCACTTTCGAAGAGACAACGTCGTTCACTAAGAAAAAACGGTATTTTAGATTCGAACGAACACGTACCACAGAGAGGCATGAAGCTTCAGCCAATCTTACCGAAAACTTTTGCACAACAACTGACGTTTGATGCATTCGACTCAGGAGACCACTTACTACTTCATGGGATGGCGGGTACAGGTAAAACCTTTATTTCGTTTTATTTGGCGCTATCAGAATTATTCAATAACCCCGACTGTCCGTTCTACGATATTACCGTTGTACGATCGGCAGTACCAACCAGAGATATCGGCTTTCTTCCGGGCAATGAAGATGAAAAGCTATCAGTATATGAGGAACCATATAGAGCAATCTGTAACGAATTGTTTCGACGCGGTGATTCATACGATATCCTGAAAGAAAAAGAACTAATAAAATTTATGTGTACTTCTTTCGTCAGAGGCTGTACAATGGATAATACTATTGTCATAGTAGACGAAGTAAACAATATGAGCTTTCATGAGCTTGATTCTCTTATTACAAGAATCGGCGAAAATAGTAAACTAATCTTTTGCGGTGACTTCAGGCAAAGTGATTTGACCAAACAACAGGAGAGACAAGGTCTCTTAGATTTTATGAAGATAATTGACAGACTGAGTGGATTCGAACACATTGAATTCAATTCTAACGATATTGTTAGATCAGTACTGGTGAAGGAGTATATCATTGCAAGAGAAGAACTCGGACTTTGCGCTTAAATTATTTGAGCCCAAAACCCTAAAACGAATCAACGAGGACGGCAAGCGGCTGTACGTTACTGAAAATGGAGAAAAGTATCCATCAGTAACGTCAGCCCTTGGCGCGTTGTCGAGGAAAAAGATATGGGAATGGCGAAAACGTGTGGGCGCCGAAACTGCCAACAAGATCTCAACTCGGGCATCCCGCGCAGGTACTGCAGTGCACCAGGTTGCCGAGGACTACATTCTCGGGCAGATGAAAGAAGACGTGAATCCGATCGCGCTAAATACTTTCAGAACTATCCAACCTTATCTGGACGAACACGTTGACGAGATCTATGGTGTCGAATTACAAATGTATTCCGACGAACTCAAGACTGCTGGTACGACTGATCTAATTTGCCGTTATGCAGGCAAAAACACAATCTTAGACTTCAAAACATCTAAACGCTGGAAATCTAAAGACGAGATTAAATCGTATTTTATGCAGGGTGCTGCATATGCTACCATGGTCAAAGAACACTATGACATGGATATCGAGCGTATTGTAATTTTGATGGCAGTCGGCGGCGGAGAAGGCTCGTTAGTATTTGATGAAGCGCTCGAAGATTGGCAACCAATGACACGCAAATTCTTTGATCTATATCACAAAGGTAAACTGAAGGATTTCTAATGCATAAGTCACAATATTTGATTATACCTGAAGCGATCGATAAAGATCTATGTGAACGTATTATAGAAGCAGGCGATAAATTAGAAATAAAATCGGCGCTGACTGATGGTGGTAAAAAGTCGCCTTATGCTCATGTTCGTAATTCAAATGTAGCTTGGATCAATACCGATAATTTTAAAGAAAATACACCTGACTATGATCTGATGTCTGAAATTTATGAAGAAGTCGATACCACATTTAATATGGCAAGGGCTGAAATGGGCCTTGAAAATTGGGATATTTCTGATAGACAACCATTTCAATATACTAATTATAAAATAGGTCAATATTACGACTGGCATCGAGATGCCCGCGAAGATCCATACGTATTAGGTGATAAGCCAAATTTGATAAGGAAATTAAGCTTAAGTTTACTGCTTAACGACCCAGCTGAATATAATGGCGGAATTTTTGAGTTAGAAACGAACTGGACTAATGGTCCGCACGAACAATGGAAAAGAATTGTTACATTTGACCCGGAAAAATATTGGATACAACAAGGAACTATGATAGTATTTCAATCGCATCTATATCACAGAGTTGCGCCTGTCAGTAAGGGATTACGGAAGAGTTTAGTGGGATGGTATTTAGGTGATCCATGGATCTAGATCTTGCCTGTTTTGATCGCCTTTTCTGCTAAGTATCTGAACTTAGTAATGATAACAATAGCACCCTGAGAATCATACACAGTATATCTAGCTTCAACACCCTCAAACTCTATTCTGACTGTATTCTTCATTACTATTATCCATATAGCAGTTATGATCTTGTGATCTTGCCCAACTTAGCTCTTGAATAATACGATTATACCATTGTTTATCATATTCATCTTTCGCTTTATGCATATCATTTGCTAGTTGTGATATACGAATATCAATGTATTCGATTATATTGTGCTTTTTTCCTCTTCTCATTATAATATTACCATAAAAAGTCCGATGATTATACCTAATCCAAAACACACTGCTGCGCCGCCAACTAGAAGATCAAACCAAAATCTTTTCCTTTCAGATTTTTTTACGGCTTGATCAATCCGAGCTTGACGAATTATTCTACGTTCAGCCATCATGTCGTTGTAGAATTCTTGTTGACCACTATAAAGAAGGTACTCATACAGTTCCTTCTCCATTTGCTTTATCTTATGTTTGGCATGAGTTACTTGTAGAGCCTGCGCTTCTACACTGTTACCAGAAAACATTTTTTTAAACATTGGCTGGTTATTAGCATTAATATTTTGCTCTGATAATGCATCTTTTGCTTCAAACCATTTACCAAAATAGTCCACCATGTCTTCGATTTCTCGACCGGTTTCCATACCTTTCTTGAGAGCATTGAATGCACTACTTGCCAGAGATATGGCCGCAGCTATCTCCATCATGTTTTTTCTTCCTTTTAGAATAGATTTTTACAAAAACATGTTGAGAATGAGACCAATCACTTTTTATTTATATTAAATCTCCATCTCACGGCTTATACGCAAAAGTTATAAGCTTAGATGTAAAAAGTCTAAGCAGGGCATGTAACGGGGCAGCCCCCTGAGGTAGAATAGCAGGCCCCGAAAGAAGAATATCTATGTTTTTAATAACCAAAACGACTTAGATCATTTTATTACCGATTATGTAAATATTATACAAAAATAATCTAAGAAAATGTCTAATGAAATCAATAACTTGCATGCGCCCAAAAAGTCTAATCAAATCATAGACTTAGAGATGTACAACCCCGTCTCAGCAGGGTATAATGGTTCTTGTCAAATGGAGATATACTTATGAAAGCGATCATTCAAACTCAACATATGGAAAACTATGGCGCTCACGATTGGGACGGCAAAGGCGAGTGTCCGCAGTATTGGAAGCCTAAAGGTGGTAACACCTATATTTTCAACTGCACCATCGAGGAGAATATGGACCCTCAGTGGTGGGCCCGTGTCGAGGCTGCTTGCACCAGCAAGAGCAAGTACTTCGAGGAGTACTCAGTTGGTGAGACTGTTGTCGATGATATCGACTTTCGTGTCTCTGACCACGCCCCTGACTGGGACGCACCTTATTATGGTACGATCAAGGAAGATCGTATCTCTTTCAACCGCACGACCGAAAACCGACCGATGTCTGGTTGGCGTGCTGAAATCGCTAAAGAGTTCACCGCGTACGACGTGTTGGACAGTAATGGTGAGGAAGTAAATCACGGTGTTGCCTTCGAAATGGTAAACGGTGATGTGATTCCTTTCGCTGAGCTTCGCGCTTGGCTTGACAAGTACACACCTGCAGAGGCAGCTTAATGAAAACCTATAGAGCGTTTTTCGAAGAGTTCGAAGTAACCTTTACCATGTACCCAGCAGAGGTACACGAGATTGGTGTGACCGAGATGGCACACTTGCTACTGAAGCAAGAAGGAGCAGATGTTTTGTTCTCTGAAGTACAATGGGCGGTCGTACAATGAAAGATACACTGACTGGAATTTTTGTAATGGCACTGATGGGTGCAATCCTTGGAATTATGTTAGGAGTTTCAATATAATGGGTAGAAAAAGAAAGAACGATCCGTTTGCAGTTGAAGAAGTCGAGACTTTTGATCCAGACTTCAAGCAACCACAAATGATTATTCAGCTTCGTAAGGTCGTCGACTCTATCGGCAATCCGAAGCCGCTTCACTGGGTTCGTACAGACAGTGATCGCAACATTTGGGTTGCTCACAAGCATGCCAAAACTATCGTTAATATGTACGATCAATTGACTAGCAAAGAAGCTACGTCGAGTGTAGTGCAGAATCGACAAGATCCTGCCATTAATGCTCGTCGTACTCGCCTCAAGCGAGAGTTTATGCAGCGATTGCAAACTACTGTTGGTCTTCAATCTATTCTCGAGGAGCTGCGCGCATGAGTAAGCGTGAGTTAGCAGCTCGCGAGTTTGGTAACCTGATGGACCACTACTTCGCATATGATGATTTTCATCTTGGTGTTTTTCCACTAATGCCGAGAACAAAGTACCGCCCGGATGCAGTCGAAACCGATGCATGGAATAAGTTCGAAGCCAAACTACTTGATCTGATATTGAAGCAAATACCACCGGAGTTACCAAACGAGTTATGAGAATATTTAAAGAAATCACTGATTGGCCTGAGGTCGAGTATGATGTCAAGAATCATACTTATGCTGTGAATGATGCAGGTAAGTGTGTTGGCTATTGCAAGACAGGTACCACTGAGTGGATCTTCTTCAAAAAGCCGCGGTTCTTTGATCGTTCTCGTCGTAAGTTTATTCAGCTGAAGTCAGGAAATATTTTTAATTTATTTCACGAAAACTATGTACAATACTAGTTTTTTTTGATAGAATGGTACTTGTAAATTGAATTGGCCGAGAATGTAGAGGTGGGGTTGCAACCCGATACGGCCCAAATAGCAGATAAATGACAACCTCTACATTCACCTTAATTAGCCTGTAGGAGGGCATATATTATGGCACATATGGTTGAAACAATGGCGTACGCTGGTGAAGTTCCTTGGCACGGTTTAGGTGTTAAAGTAACTGACGATCTGACGCCTCAAGAGATGATGAAGGTTGCTGGTCTTGATTGGTCAGTAGAGCGTCATCCGATTACTACACTTGTCGATGGTGAAGAGATCACTATCACAGGCAAAAAAGCTTTGGTTCGTTCATCAGATAACAAAGTACTCGATGTTGTAGGAGATCAGTGGATCCCAGTCCAAAATGCTGATGCATTCGAGTTCTTTGACGAGTATGTTAAGGCTGGCGGCATGACGATGCACACTGCTGGATCGTTGAAAGATGGCCAGATTGTTTGGGGACTCGCTAAGATTAACGAATCTTTTTCTCTCTTTGGCGGTAAGGATCAGGTAGACTCCTACCTCTTGCTGTCAAATCCACATAATTATGGTCGCGGTGTTGATGTTCGATTCACACCCATTCGGGTCGTTTGCAATAACACCCTGTCAATGTCCCTCGAAGGCAAAGCATCGCTCGGTATTTCTCTGAATCACAAATCAGAGTTTGATGCAGAGCGCGTTCGCCTTGCCCTCGACGAGGCATCTAAGAAGATGGAAACTTACCACGAAATGGCAGATTTCCTCTCGAAGAAGTACTATAAGCAAACTGAATTGTTTGAGTACTTCAACCAAGTCTTCCCTGTTACCACCAATCGTGCTGGTACAATGGACTTTGACGAGCTAATGAAGTCATTCCAAGAAGGTAAGAAAGCTGGTTCGCGAAACGCTCGCACTGCAATGGACATCATTAACACTCAGCCTGGTGCATCACTTGCCGAAGGTACTTGGTGGAATGCTTACAACGCAGTGACTTACATGACTAATCACACTCTCGGCAACAGTCAAGATACTCGACTGCAGTCAGCTTGGTTCGGTCATAACAAGAACACGAACATCAACGCTTTAGGTATGGCAATTGAATACGCTCAAGCAGCGTAAGGGTTTGGCAGCTCGCGACTACGGAGAGACGTGGTCGGCTGCCTTTTTTTAACATATAAATATTATTCCATAAGGAGGAGGATTTGTTATGGAATTGATTATTATTGCAGTATGTGTAACATTGGGACTAGTCGCATTTTTCTTTTGGCCTAAAGTAAGTGAGAAGATCGATGATGTGCAAGAAGACATCACCGAAGCTCGCGAAGCGGTTGAAGAAAAATTTGAAGAAGTCATTGATGATGTTGAGGATGCAGTGAAAGAAGCGTTGGATAAACTTCCTACTAAAGCGCAACTAATGAAGCTGACCAAAGCAAAGATCGATGAACTAGCCGCCGAGGTTGGTATTGAACTTGATCGTCGACAGACGAAAGAGAAGATGGTTGCTGAACTTCAAAAGCAAGCTAAAAAAGCGAAACAGTAATATGTCAAAAATAATCGACGATGCTCCGAAGGAGTTTGGAGCTCAGTCTTTTTTGTTCGAAATAGAAAAATTACGTGAGAAAGATTCGATCGATTATATGGATGCCATTTTACATTATTGCGAAAGAAACGAGATTGAGATTGAGGCTGTGGCGCAGTATATTCGAAAGAATCTAGTGCTCAAAGCAAAGATCCAAGAAGAGGCTGAAGAGCTTAATTTTTTACAAAAGACGGCAAGACTACCTATATAATGGAACCATTTGAGGCTTACCAGAAATATCTTGCACTCAAATTACACTTCGGTTCAGAATCCTACGACTACTTCAAGTATCTTGGTAAAACGAATGCGAAGTTTGACAAGTTTAATTTGAGGCAAGATCGTTTCTTTTTCCATCGTCTATCAAAGAAAGATGATCTTGAGTTGTACCTAGCTAGTAATCTGTTTGAGAATCCAGATTCCTGGGTAGGACAACTCCTTGACCAAGAATGCATTGATAGATTTAAAACAACCAAAAAACGTCATCAGTCCTTGAAATATTTGTTTCAACAGGACATGTCACAATTCAATTGTCTTGACGAGGCTCTTGTTGTAAAGAATGGTGACTATCCTAAAGTACTCAACATGTATAATAGAAAGGATATCATGCCTGAAACAATGATCATTTTGAATGCTACATGTAGAGTTTTTTGGTATTGGAAAGAAAACATTTCCGATACTATTATATGGCCGAAGACAATGAATAAGCTGTTGAAGTTTCAACCGTTTGTTAAGTTTGACTTAGAAGACTATGTCGAACTCGTCGGAGAGTTGTATAAATAGATGTACTATCATAAAGTTTTATGGTAGAATATACTTGTTATATTATGAATACTGTGAATAAACTGTTAATACATTGCATACAAGGAAATACATATGGATTTTGCAAGTCTAAAATCAAACCGTAAGTCGTCATTCGACAAACTTACAGCCGCCGCAGAAAAAGTTGCTGGCAATCAATCACAAAACAATGGTCCTGACGAGCGTTTTTGGAAACCCACTGTCGACACGGCAGGTAATGGTTCTGCCATTATCCGATTCTTGCCTGCGCCCTCAGGTGAAGATGTACCTTTCGTTCGATATTGGGACCATGGCTTCCAAGGCCCTGGTGGTTGGTATATCGAGAAGTCATTGACTTCTATTGGTCTCGACGATCCTGTCGGTGAATATAACTCTAAGTTGTGGAACTCTGGTCTTGAATCAGACAAAGAGATTGCACGTAAGCAAAAGCGTCGTCTTCACTACGTGTCTAATATCGTTGTTGTTAGTGATCCTGCCAATCCTCAAAACGAAGGCAAAGTCTTCCTCTATGAGTATGGTAAGAAAATCTTTGATAAGATCAATGATGTAATGCACCCCGCTTTTGAAGACGAGGATGCAGTCAACCCATTTGATATGTGGGAAGGTGCCAACTTCCGCCTGCGCATTCGTAAGGTAGAAGGTTATCGTAACTACGACAAATCAGCATTCGACTCTCCGTCTGCTCTGTCTAACGATGACAGCGAACTTGAAACCATTTGGAAACAGGAACACGGACTTGCCGAGTTCCTCGATCAGAAGAATTTCAAGTCTTATGAAGAGCTTCAGCAAAAGTTGATGCGTGTACTTGGTGGTCTGCAACCTGATAGCGTTGCCGAAGATGTACCTAATGCTGCGCCTTCGGCTCCTGAGGTTGCTCCAGCGTGGACTCCTCCAGCAGCTACAGCAGAACCAGTAGCGGAAACAACGACGTCATTTGATGACGATGATGAGTCACTAGATTTCTTTAGGAAGCTTGCTAACGAATAATGCTTGGGAAGCTTTACGGGGACTTCGGTCCCCTTTTTTATGTTTGATATCTGAAAGTAACAAATGGATCTGATGTATTAAAATTAGGCGAAGCAGATTCTACCTGACTTCTACCCGAAGAACCCGCCGGCGTCTGAATATTGGGACTTTGGCTAGCCATTTGTGTAATAATTGGTATGATCTGTGTAGCTTTTTCTTTTATCTCTGAAGATACATCTGGCAATGCAGTTTCTAATAGCTTTGTTAAACCTGCGTCTGCTACGATATTAGCAACTTCTTCAGGTTGAGCGCTCATTATATTATCAATTACTTTTGCTTCTTCATCACCGATCATATCCGTCATATCACTTTTTAAACTGCGGCCGGTAATTTCTGTATAAACTTGTTTGACTTCTTCGTAATTACCATCATCAGCAATATTGATTGCTGATTCATATAAAGTCTTTACACGATCTAGTGGTTGTTCATTTGTATTGAATACTTTTTGTATTTTTCTTACAGTTTCTACAGCTTCAGGATTCAAATATTCTTCAGCAACACTATCAACGATCTCTGCTACTTCTGTCACAATCGGTTGATCTAATATGCCGTTGTTTTCCATTGCGAAGTTTGCTGCTTCTTCAGGATTATTATATACACCTATTAATTCACCTGTTTTAACATCAGATACGGGATACATGATTGATGGAGCAGACTGTCTTTCTTTATTAGCTTTTCCTGAAGCGATAGATGCGTCTAGTGTATTGGCAAATTGTTGATACTCAGATGGATTCAACATGTCTTTGGCATATTCCTTTAATGTCATGCCTTTTGCATCCATCATCTCAGCATCTATAGCTTTTAATTCTTCTTCGCTATTAATATTATCTGCTACATATAACATCGCATTTTCGTCATCATCAATGATACCAGAAGACTGTAAAGCAATATTTGTAAGAGATGCGTCAACACCAAACTTTTCTTCTATTCCTTCTCTCGATTCTATCTTATCCTCACCTGTAAAATACTCGAACGAAGACTTAAAGAATTCTGCGTATGAATCAACAATCCTTTGTAACTCCTGTTTGCCTGATTCTATAATCTTATTTCCCAATTGAGCCATCGTTGTTTTCTTGCCCAAGAAGAAGTAATCATAGATAGCTTCGACGATATTATCTCCACCAATTATCTTATAGACGTCTTCGCCGAACAATACACCCATTACAACACCGAGAATTGTACCGGCGATGTTACCAAAAACTGGTAGAACGAATGTGCCTATCAGATTGCCCACGGCTGTAAAGATAATCGCCGTTATCCAAGTACCGCCGATCAAACCCACGATATCATTAATGTTTTTCTTCATACGAGTATGGAACTCAGCTTCAGTGATCGAATTAAACATAAACGCCATTAGACCATCTATCATACTATCGATAATTTCAAAGATAATAAGATACTTCAGTGGTTTAGCAAGAAATCCTTTAAAGAATTTAATCATAAATTTTGGTAACTTACTGATAGCTGATGTAACTTTTGCAACTGCTGGTCCAATTCTACTAGAAATACCGGAGAAAAATCCAGCGATCGCTCTGATGGGTGCTATAAATGTTCGAGCGACTGGATTCGCTGTCAAGACTTGAGATAATTTGCCGAGAGTAGTAGCCGCTTTTTGATATGCTGATTGTGCTTGACCACTCACTGCACTCATCTTTTGTACAAATGTAGCTGATTTGGCAGAGATTGTATTCGCTACAGCTTGAAAACCTTGTCTTACATTGAGACCGGCAGTTCCGAGGGCAATAGTGAGCGCTGCGTATTTTTCTTCAATGCCTTCGAGGAAAGATAGATCATCTACCACACCTGAGATTGTTTCTTCGTTACCTTCTTGGGTATCTGCAAAAGCACTAGTAACTCCAGCAAAACCAACTGCAATTGCTGGTACTAGCCACTTCGCAAGGAAACCGCCCACAGCTGCTCCAACAACATCGCCGCCTTTTCTAAAAACACTGTCTTCTTTTTTCTCAACGTCTTCTTCATCGCGACGTCTTTCATTATCTCTTTTTGTTTTTTCGTTTTGATCAGCAACTGCATCAATAGAATCAGTGAGTGCTTGTAATGCTTTTATCTGAGATGATAGCGCACCTACACTATTTGATATGGCTTCAATTTCTGTACCTTCTGGTATAACAAATTCAGTAAGCACTGAAGTACGATCGTCGTCAAAATACCCTTCGACAATCGGTGCAGTTTTAATTAAGCTGTGAGTCTTTATAGGTCGAGTAACAGTTAGATCAACTCGTTCTGCTACTTCGTCTGAGATAATATCTTCAGGTACGATATCTGGTAATAGGATAATAGGATCTGCAACAGCTGTTTCTACATTTGATTGTGTTGCAACCGTAGAACCTACACTCGTTGGTTGACCTGATTCTGCAGTTGTATTTTTTCCAGAGATTGCGCTCGCAATTACGGCTGTTTTGCCTAAAGTAGTCAATTTGCCTAGCGCGCCTTTTGCTCGACTCGCTGCTTTTGCAAATCCACTCGATACTTTGCTTAATCCCGCAGCTGAACGAGCTCGCGAAGCCTTTAGTATCTTTTGTGTTACTCTAGCTATCCCAACTACTAATTTCGCCGCCATTGCCTTGTTTCTCTTTGTTTATTTTCTCTAAAATCATATCAACGTATACTTCCCTTTCAAAAGGGACCATTTCGTTCAACTCTGTTAGTGTGAATTTGTGATGCTGAGTTACGTCAAAGTTTAACTTATAATGATTATAAAGTGTCATATAACTCAGCCCAACGTAAAAAAATCGTCTAGATCCCTAAACACTACCCTCTTTTCTTTGTTATTGCTGTTTGTATAAGTAACTATATGCTCAATTTGTGGAGAAGTTTCAAAGAATTTTTGAATCTGGTTGTACGCGTCGATAGGCAGACTTTCTAGAAAATCCTTCTTATCTTTATCAGACTCTTGTTTCCAAAGATAAACTTCCTCATTATCAAAAATTTGATCAATACAAGCGTTAATAGTAACATCAGTGACATCTGATAAACTTTGTTTTCCTGATAATTCATCAGAAATTTTAGGTGTAGGATATTTTAAAATAAGACCTACATCATCAGTAATCATGACTTTCGTAGAATGATCTTCAGGAAAATTTACTTTGACATCATATAAATCAAGTTCTAAATCATAAGTAATTCCGTCGTCACTATCTTCTACTTTGAATTTAACGATATTGCCGACTGATACTGCTCTGATTTGTATAAAGATAAATTCCATATCAAAGATAGGAACTTTATTTACATCAAATCCTTCAGTTAACACACAATTATTAATGATGGCTTTGATAGCGTTATAGATGTCTATCTTCTCACCAGATTCTTTTGCTGTTAATAGTATTTTTTCTTCTTTGACCAGAAACGGTCTAAAAATAATTTCTTCTTTACTCGACGGCAACTCTAAAGCAAACGTCGGAGTATCAATTTTTGGTAATGCCATAATTTTATCCCACTAATTTAAATTTTGTATACTTGTAACTCACTGAAAATCTTGCCAATTCATCGCTTGAACCCCATGAAAGATTTAAAGGCTCTACACTCATAGGAAAAACTTCTTGAAGATTATATGTTTTGACTGTTTCTCCTTGTCTATTATAAACGTATATATCCATCTCTGCGATATAATTGTTATAATATTTTGCTCCCATTTTCATATCAGGCATATCGACAATTTTATCTGCCCAATCTTTAAACTGTTTAAGTAAATTACCTTTATCATCAACCGTATGTATAACTGTGATTTCTTGCGGATTAAAACGATAAGGTATATTATACATTTTGCCGTTACCATACGGAGAATAATTATCTACAGACATCCACGAAATACCTGGAGCAGTAACAGATTCTGCTCTTATTAGTATATCTTCATACGAAACTGGAGAATTATAGATCGCTACTGCGTACATACTCGCAGGTAGATTTTCTTTTACTTTTGATTTCCAGTTGTCTACATTAAAAGACATTTTATGCTCTCTGAATTATTTTCTTTGAATCTTTCCACACTTGCGCAGATTTACCTTTTCTAAATCTCTGTGTGGGCAGCATTAATGCAATATCCCATTCGTCATACGGAATCCAAAGAAAACGAGATCGCACCTGCGAATTAAGATAGCGTTTGACGGTGGGCTTAAAGTATTTATATCGAGCGGCAGAATTGAGAAAACTATAACTCAAACGAAGCTTTTTAGATTCTCTATTTGCATCATTCCTTTCTATCTGATATAGTTTATCCATCAGACGAGCTCTGAATACAGGAGGAAGATAATGTAAGTTCATACCAAGAAAACCATCTCTGTATCTATCGAGTACAAAGATAAGCGGAAACTGATCATAATATGGTAATGTGTCTTTACCTTTTGGATCATAGAAGAACATATACATACGACCTATATCTAGTTCGGTCATCTTATTATATGCACGAGCTCTGTTTCTTAGCTCTCTGCGAGTATTCACATTACGAATTGATTGAGCTTTGTCGCGATACCAATCTCGTGCTTCTTCACTGCCAGACTCCAGGCCTTCGGCTTTACCTTCATCAGCGATCTTCTGAAAGATGTATGTTGCCATTAAATTATGCTTCCTAATTCTTTTTCAGTGAGGATAGTAAATTCCCATCCTCTCTCTTCACAATATTTATTCGCGGCTTTCCATTTTGAAGAATTTATACCCCAAGTGCGAACTTCATATAAATACTTCTTAGTAAGTTTTCTTTGCGCGGTTGGTTCTACGGTTTCATGGTAAGGTTTGATTTCCACTACGACCGTATCTAATTTTCCCTCGCGATTAACTTTCTTGACCCAAAAATCTGGAAAATATCGATGTATACGACCATCGATCGGCGAACGATAAGGTATGATAAGCTCTTCACTCGCCCATTGTTTGACTTCATTATGATTATCAAGATACATCATGAAATTTAATTCCCAGCGACTCCTATAAATAATATTAGTTGAATCGCCGCGATATTTACCAGGTTTTCTAGGCTTAAAGACGCCTTTATAAGTCTTACTCATATGCTTATTTATAGGAAATAAAATGGCTGAAAATGATACATCACTCAATGCTTTAGGGCCGGTCACAGCTCAGCTAAAAACTAATCTTTCTGCATTAGAAAAAACACAAATCAATTCTATTAAGAATTTAGGAGGAGGATTAAGTGCAAATGCTGGTGTTATTAATGGAGATGTGAGTGGAGCATTATCAAGAATTAATGCTACTCAGCGCTCTATGATGGAATTAGGTGTAGACATATCTGCTAAAATGGAAAGAGCCGGAGCTACACAAAAAACGGCAGAACAAGCTTTACGTCCAGGTATTATTTCTACGGTGACCGAAAGAAATAGATTACATGAAAGATTTCCAACAACTCAAAAAGATTTAAGGCTAGCCGTAAATAGAAATCCAAGTAACCTTAAAAAGAATCCTAAAGAGATTATCAAAGAATCAAAAGATCAATTATTGGGTGAAGAAGATTTTAATTATATGGGCGAGGTTTATCCTCTTGATCTCAAAGAAAATGCTTCAGCATTTGTAGAATTACATTTTCAACAATACTCACGAACCGATGCCTTTACTGAAGGCAAAATTTCCGGAGATAAAAAGTTTTGGCTGCCTGTACCTGAAAATCTTTCTCTAGGATATAATATCAAATATGAAGAGCGAGATACTGGTATTTTAGGTGAAATGATTTCGAGTAAATCTGGTAGTGATGCCATTAACAATATGCAAAGTGGAAGTTTTCAAGCTATAGCAGATCAATTATCTGCAGCTAGCAGTGAAGATGTATCGAACGCTATGACGCAAGTTGCTAATAGGGCAGCGTTTGCGGCTTTGAACTCTGCAAGCGATACGGTCGGCGGCCTCGCTGGACAAATTAAAGGATCAATTCCAAATCCACATCCTACGGTTTTCTTTAAAGGTCTTGATCTAAGAGAATTTACATGGACATGGAAGTTTGTACCTAGGTCTGAAGCCGAATCGGCAAAACTGACACAAATATTAAAAATGATTAGAAAATTAATTTTGCCAGAATCAAAAGACGGATTTTTAAAATATCCATATCTTCTAAAACCAGCAGTACAGAGCAGTGATGATGCAAATCCTCTTGACATTTACGGTAAATTTAAAAACTCAGCTGTAAAACAATTCCTCATCAATTATACAGGCGAAGGAACATCAGCATTTTTCTATGATGGAAATCCTGTCGCCATCAATTGTCAGATGACTTTCCAAGAAGTAGAAATGTACACAGCGGCGGACGCATAATGACAGCTAGAAACAGTTATTTCCGAAAATTTCCTATTACTACATATCGTGGTGTACCCTCTCTAAATATTTTAAAGAGAGTTGATTTTAATACTAATGTAAAAAACTTTTACACTGCGTTTTATTCATTCGATATAGAAAGCGGAGAAAAAATAGAAACTATTGCGCATGATTATTATGATGATGTAGACTTAGATTGGTTAATATATCATGCCAATGATATCGTCGATCCGTATAACGATGTACCTCTTAATTATAATGACCTTGAAAGTAAAATTAAAACAAAATATGGCAGCATAGAAAGAGCCCAAAAAAGAACATACCTATACAGAACAAATTATGATGGCGATATGACCATTATTCCAGTAGAAGGTCAATTTGGATATCTCGCTCTTCCAGCTGCAAAGAAAAAGTATTGGGATCCAGTTTATAATAATGTGTCACTTGTAGGTTATCAACGAAGTCGTGAGGATATATACGCCACGACTAATATGATAATTTCTTTTAGTAACGCAACACAGGCTACAACTAATTTTACTGTTGATGAAATTGTCGAGTTCACATCAGGCAGTAAATCTGGTTCGGCAACTGTCTCTTTTGCTAATAGCTCGTATACTGTACTCAAACATATTGTTGGAGATTGGAGTACAATGACTAGCAATTTTGATGTAGTTGGTGATGATAGCAAAGCTACTGCGACGTTTAATTATTCAACTTATAAAAAAATACAAGATGTTATTCCTGCTGTCGAACAAGTTTATTTTACTAAGTATTCGTTCTATGATTTTGAGCAAAAACTCAACGATCAAAAACAACAAATATCTTTAGTAGATAGAAATTATGCTGACAGTCTAAACGAGCAATTAGATAAATTGATGAAGTAGGTACAAAATGTCCGGACCAATCGATGCTGGTGATGTTGAAATCGTAGGAAATAAGATTATGCTCTATTCTTTTAATAGAGCCGCTTATCTTAATATCTATCCTCAAGTAAAAAGTTTTGACATATACGAATCACTTGATAACTATACACTCACAGCAGATTTTTATATAGCTGAAGGTATTGATCTAGTCAATAAATTTCCCCTCGGTGGCGAAGAATTTATAGAAGTTAGTTTTAGAACACCATCCCGCGATACGATTTCATACACGTTTTTTGTTGAAAGTGTACAAGGTATGAAAACAAATGATCAAGCAAATATGAGATCATATATGTTGCGATGTTGCACAAAAGATTTTCTTTTAAATTCCACTACAGTTTTTTCTAAACGCTATAAAGACAAAAACTATGATACAGCGATATCTGAGTTGCTTGAAATAGATATGAAAGCCTCAACTAGGTTGATTACGAATGAATCAACTAAAGGAAAATTTGATTATGTTGTAAACAATATGAGGCCGTTTCAAGTAATTAATCTGATTAAAGAAAGGGCAGTATCTAAAGATTTTAAATCATCTTTGTTTGTATTTTACGAAGATAATAAAGGTTATCATTTTCAAACAATAGAACAACTCATAAAAGAAAGAAAAGGTGGCGCGCAAGGTAAAGCTTTTACGTATGATACTGCTAACAGAGCTGAAGAAACCGGTAAGAGTATCAATGTAAGAAATATATTAGCGTACGAAACTGTATCTCAAGGTTCTGCAATAAAGAAAGTTACCAACGGCGCAATACGAAACCAAGTCAGAGAATTTGATCTTCATCGAGGCACATATTACAAGAAACATGAATATGTAAATATTACGGATCACGGTCAATATGAAAAAACAGCTGATGAGGAAACATTTGATTTTAATAGTGCTGACTATAATACCTTTGCGAGCAAATTACCTGGAATAACTCGCATGTCTATAAAAGATGCCACTCGACCAGAAATGGAGCATAATAATAATATACACTTACAAAGACCATTTCGTGAAAGAATATTTCAATACGGTGTAAGAATTAGAGTATACGGTGATACTAGTATTCGAGTAGGCGACATCATCGAATTAAAATTTCCGGAAATTGCTGGTTTGACGGATGGTTTAGGTAAAAAAGGTGAAATATTTTCCGGAAATTATATTATCACTAATCTAAAACATCGTTGTGATCAGCGGATGAACAATAAATTTGAACATTTTATGGTGATGGACGTAGCTAAACCTAATCAGCACGGTAAATCGCTCGGATAATAATATGGCTTATTATAATATAGGAGATTCTTTTAAGTGGTTTATGGCTCGAGTTGTCGAGATAGATCCAAAAGACGATCCGCAAAATATGAGATATCTAGGTCGTGTAAAAATTAGAATTTTACATGATCAAACTGGTGAGTTGGGAAAAACTGTAAAAACTTTAGGTATAAAAGATAGTGACTTATTGTGGGCGTGGCCGATATCATCTATACAATCTGCTTCATT